CTGATTTCCGTCACGTCATTGTTGGTAGTGATCGTGACGACCGGTGTCGGCGTCGCGGCCACAGAATCTTCCAAAAGCATTTGCGCGATGATCAGCGCCCGAAGTTTCGCGATGTCCAAAGTCTTGCCGATGAAGGACGGCAGACCGGCCCCATACGTCGGTTCGCTGATGTAATCGCCCGGCGTTGTTGCCGTCGCAGGATTTGTGAGCAGGCGTCGTAATACTCGCTGCTGTCCGCGCAGTGTTCCGGTAGCCGTGGCTAGATCTCCGATGTTGCTCGACGACAAGTCCCCACCGAAATAGTGGGACAGGTCGGCTAGAAGTGAACTCATGGGAATGGAGGCCCGCTATTCGAACTGCCGCTCTGCACGCCGCTGTGGACGTGGTTGACCAGGCTGATATCCGTCGCGCCGCCGATAACGTCGGTCGACGCGGTCAACGTTCCCGTGACGGTGACATTCGCTTCAAGCGCTGATGTTCCGGTGACGACCAACTTTCCGTTGACCGTCAATGTAGATGCGGTGATTTCCGCCGTTCCGTCGGAGGCGTCCAGTTGGATATTTCCTCCAACGGTGGCCTGCAAATTGCCGCCGACGTTGAGAACCATGGCTGCGTTGGAAGTGACATCAACGCTTCCGTCATTCTTAAAGTGCAAGAGACTTCCAGTTTTATGCTGGAGCAGGAACTCACCAGACTGTACCGGTACAGGCAGATTTCCCGCGTTGTAGAAGCGACTCTCTGCGAATCCCGCATTTAAGTTCCCGCCCTCGAACGTAACGCTGACCTGATCGCCGATATTCGGAGGCATGAAAAGCCCCCAGCCGTTTCCAACCCAATGCGCGGCGAGCGGGATGTACCCCGTCGAAATGTTGTCCGGCTGAAGCGTGACCTTGACCGCATAGCGGTTCGGGTCGTAATTGGTCACATTCCCCGTGAGGGTCGTAACCTTATCCGACAGCGCCCGCAGCGCCTGAAGGCGCATGGCATTCGCGAGAGGGCCTATCATGACCCGTTGGTATCATCGTCAGATGGAGCAGATTCCGTGCTGCCGTCATCGTTCGGCGGTGTGGCGGGCGAGAGATTCGGGTTCGAGTTCTGCGCCTCGACCGTCATCGTGTAGCCCTCTTCCCGGCTCATCGCGCGCGTAATGATCTTCGGGAAATACATTTGATCGTAGGCCGTGTCCGTCCCCGAGACTTTGATCGGGACGTGCGCGTTCAGGACTGAATCTGCCGGTAACGTCGCGCTCAACTTCATTGCGTGCTGGATGATCTGGTTGTAGATCCGTTCCGCTTCTAGTTGAACATGCGTCGGGCTCGCGCCGGCTGCAATGTTGAAGAAGTAGTTTGTCGTTCCGCCGAATGGCGAGGACTTGCCGGGCGTGATGGACTTCGGCGCCGTCGGATACGATTTCGTCACCGTCGGATTGAACCGGCCGGCGCTTTTGACGGTAACCGTGATCCCTTTCGAGACCGTTTGACTGCGCGAGAACATCGCGGTCAGCACATTCGCGTTCGGCGAGCCTAAATTGCTCCCGGGCTTTTGAATGCTGATCAAATACGGGTCTTGACTTGGCGCATCGTCCTTCTGGAAGAACAGAATCTGCCCCTCGACGTAGGCGACAAAGCCTTCCTGGCGCGCGAGATAAGCAAGCAAATCCCACTCGCTACGACTCGTCTGCAGATGCATGCTGTCGAGTTCATAGTAGCTTCCAACAAGCGTAGTTGTCTGAGTGGCGACGTAGGCTAGCCCGTGATTCTGGGCAAGCTGGATCGCGATTTGACTTGAGGTCTTGTTCGCGTAGTCCTGAGAGATCTTGGCGTCAATGAAGACCGCGGTAAGATCCCTGCCCTTTAGGGCAAGCGTTCCGCGAATGGGATCATAGTCGCTGTCATCGATCCGCCCGTAAATCAGGCTTTGCAGTTCGGACGGATCGGGCTGCGCCGGATTGGTCGGAAATCCCGCCAAGATCTCGACGAACGTTTCGGTTTGTTCAGAGAACCAATTTGCGTCGTTGCTCGACGGCAAGCGCGAGGTCGAGAAGGTCACATGGAACGTGTCGGCCTCGTAATAGGCATTGTTCGTGACCGTCCAATCAATCCATCCGGGGATGGCCTGGCCGTCGATCTTGACCACACCACGCGGGTTTCTTACCTGCGCCATCAGCTATTCAAAATGCCGCCAGATTCTCCTGGGGCCAAAGGAATGGTGAGCACCTGATTTCCCTGAATGAACGGATCGACCAGACCGTTGGCCGTTGCAATCGCGGTCCAATCACTCGGATCGCCGTACTCTTGACTTGCGATCTGGAATAAATTCCCCCCAGCCGTGGCCACGGTATTGGGGGAGCCGTTCACGGCATTAAGATTCGCCGACATCCGACCAAGCACCGCGGCAAGATTCCACAGCGTGGTCTCTTGGGCGAGGTTGTTCTGCCCGGAATTCATTGCGGCAATCAATATGCTCGGCTGCGCGCCTCCGGTCATTCCTGAGAAGCCGGAAAGCGAACCGAAACTAGTGTCGGTTGAGCCGATCAGGGCCGTGGTTTGGCTCTGCGCGGCCGCCAGGGGCTGCAACACACTGGCGACGGTGCCAGGCGAGGCGCCGACGAACGTCGTTACTGCGGCCATTGCCGTCGCCACAGAGGCTATAGAGGCCTGGAGAGACCCTATCGCTGCGGCGTTGGCTTGGGTGGCCTGCGCGGCAAGTAGCGTCGCATAGCCTTGGGCAAGCCCCAGATCATCATTCAGCGCATCATCCGTCGAAGGAACCGAACTCGATGAAACTGGCGAGCTTTGATCGGCAACCACCTCACACGTGATGTGGTACGGCATTTCATACAGCCGATGGAACACGGCGCTGAAATCCGAGACGATGACGGTGAAGGTCTTGCCGCCGAAAGTGAGCGTCTGCTGTTGACCGCTCGCGGCCATCGCCTCGAGCGCGCTTGCTCGCGAGAATGCATCGGAGCCGAAGAACAGGCCGCTCCAGCTCGGCGGCTTATAGTCGGGCCCCATCGCGTCAATGGTGCGATCGCCGCCCGGGAACTTATGCACCGCCATGGTCTGCGATGTGCCCCACGGAATCTCCGAAGGGATTTCTAGCGCGCTGAACTGAATGCCGCCCAGATTTAAGGTCGTGTCAGGCGTGGGCATTTAGTACGATCCGCTCGCGCCGCCGGCGGGCCATGGCACCATGGTTGAGTCAAAGCCGCTCAAGCCAGTCTGCGGTGCGCCAAGGCTTCTGGAATTGACCTTGTTCACGCTCTCTGCGACCTTTTTCCCGTCAATATTGACGCTGGTGTGAATCTGCAGAAGGCTAGCCGTCTTGTTCGCGATGAAATTCGTCGCGCGCGAGAGAAGGCCGGACGAATCTCCTGCAACCGCCCTCGCAGCATCGAACGCGGTGCCAATGATCGCGGACTTCGTTTCGGATGGGACCGCGTTGACCGAGCGAAAGAGGTCCGCAGCGCCTTTCAGGATGCCGGTGAAGAATGGAAGGATCGTCGTGCCGAACTGGGTTTTGAAGTCCTTCCAAGCTGCCCCGAATTCCCGCTCCTGGCCGGTCAGCGACTCTTTGCCGGTCTTGACCGCGGCATCGATGCCTTGAACCTTCGCCATCGCATCGACTGAGCGGTGGATCGCGGCCATCTGATTTTCAATCAGGGACATGTTGCGGCCCCCAGTGGTGCCGAACAGCATGACGTTCTCGCGCGCGATGTCGGTCGTCGAGAGCTTCATCTTGTCGTAGATCGGCCTGATGACCGTCTCGTAGAACATCTCCGGGTTCGTCAACAGCAAATCGCTGTTCTTCTGCCCGAGAGGGTTTCCCTTGAAGGTCTTGATTCCTCCTTGGCTATTGAATACGACCTTCGACTTATCCCAGATTCCATGCTCAATCAGTTGCTGGGCAACCTGATTTGGAATGCGAATGGAGCCGGTCAGGCGATTGAACGCCGTCGACAGTCCGAAGCCGACGGCCCCGCCCTTCATCTCGGCGATGATGGGCTCAAGGCGCGCCATGGCATCGTCCGTGAGATGGAAACCGGCCGCGCCGGCCCGCGCCTTGAACTGCCGCAGTTGCTCCCAGTTGACCGTCCCGCCAGAGCTCGTGTTCAGCTTGTAGCCAAACTCGGCGATGCGGTTGAATTCGGCCGCGCTCTTAAGGCCACCGCTAGATTCCACATAACGCAGCATCGAAAGGTTCGCGGTGCGCATCCGCGCCGCCGACTCTTCGTCAAGGGATGATCCCAAGAAGTCGAGTTTGGCGAGAATCGGTGCTGCCAGCTTCGCGCCGCGCAGCGCCTCGTCTCCGGACATGCCGGATTCACGAAAGACGCCCTGCGCCTCGCGGAACGCGCGCATGTTCTCGGCCTGCGTCTGGCCGTACACGTGCATGTTGCCGACGAACCCGAAGGCGTCGGCGTTTTGCTGCGCATTCAAACCGAAAAGCTTGAAGCGCTGGCGCTCTGTGTCGAGTTCCTTGGCAGCCTCAAACAGGCTCTTTCCGGCGTAGATCGCCGCGCCGGTCACCGCCAGTGGAATGAACGCATCGCCGGCCGCAATGCCAGCGGTG